NGGGCGTTTCCGCAGCTAATTGGGCATACCAGGGCAATTCTTCATATCTTTCTCTCAATGCCCCGCCAGGTTGAAAATAACTTACATCTGGGGGCATAACAGATGCTTTGAGTCTTTCCATAAGTGGAAGTTGCGCCCTCTGTCCAATTTCCTCTTGAAATCTTAAGGCTTCTGCCTCCTGCATTTCGGGCGTTTCTATGAAAGGCCTTGCCGTAGGCATCCCCATCCAAGCAAATGCCCCACTCACTGCCTCTAACCCTCTTTGCCACAATGGGACTTCAGCCGTAGGCATACCGCCAAGTTCCTGACTTAAATCAGACAGTTGGGGGAAGTCACGCATACGAAATAGAAGTGCATCTCTATCTTGGGGAGGGGCATCTGCATAATGCTGGCGGAGTTGTCTCTTATAAAGTGATAGTTCATAAGGCGACATCCGCTCTAATTTAGTTCGTAAATCTTCGGCCATTTTACCTTCTATATGTTAATCCAGGATATAAACCAGTGGGCGGTGCCATAGACCACTGCCTGAATTGTAATTCTTCAGGTGTTATCCCAATTCTAGCCTGCTCATACCCTGCATATTGCTGCTGTGCCGTTGGTCCCATCCTTGCCCAGTATTGCATTGACGGTCGCAGTAATTTCATTAAATTACTCAAATCATAAGCACCTGCTGGCAGTCCCAATGCCGCTAAGGTTGCATCATAAGTTGCCATTGTGGGGGTAGTCCCAGTTGTGGCAGCCGTCTCGGTTGGGAGGGTAGGCACGGCTGTTCCTGTCGTTGGGCGTGTGGTAGCTGACGAAATTTGACCTTGAATCTCGCCCTCCATCCAAGGTTCATAATCTACAAACTCACCGATTAGCGTATCATATATCTTCCCTTGCCCCATATAAACATAACGGCCAGGGGCAGAGGATTGAGGTGGGATATAAGGCATCTGGGTCTCCTCTGGTGTTGGAACATATGTTGGTTGGGGTGGTTGATAAGTTGGCTGAGGTGGCTGATAAGGTGGTGGTTGATAAGTTGGTTGGGGTGGTTGATAAGTTGGTGTTCCACCTGTAGGGTCATAGCCAGTAGTGAGACGTCGCGTAGTTGTTGGCTCAGGAAGACGAGGGGTTGTTCCAGAGGGGCGAGTAGTCGTTTGGGGAATATATTTACTGGTTGTTCCTAATCTTTGTACCATTATATTCTCCTACCATAAATATCAACTTATATCCCTGCCATTCTTACTTTCTGCTTTAGCCCCGCAAGCAATTGTGCTATCTCTGCTGGGTCTGATATTGCCTGCATCCCCCCAGTAAATTCTTGCCCAGTGGGGAAGTAGGGTTCACCATCCTTCATATAAGGCGTGCCAGTTCGTTCTGTCCTTAATGCGTGAAGAACAGATGGCCCACCGAATTCGGGCCCGCTTAACCCCGCAGCCAAATCAGCCCTTGCTTCCTCAACGCTCTGTCCACTTCTGGCAGCAACCCACCTTGCTGCCCAATCTGAAACCTTAGATTGCCTATATGCCCAATCTTCGGCTGGTATTCCAGGAGGGGTTAACCCAGTATATTGCTGTGTCTGAGGAGGGCTTGCCCACATCTCTGCCTCAGAAGGCAAAGCTGGCTGCGTATACCCCGTTGGAGAGGTAGGTGCTCCTGTGGGATAAGCTGGTGCAGTATAAGCAGGTTGGGTCGGTTGCATAGCCTGCGTCGGCCAGCCTGGTATCACTTGACCTGCTTGGAGTTCGGGGTACTGCTCTGTCGCTAGGGGTAGCATAAAGGGTTGCACAACTGCTGGTTTACCCGCTGCCAAGCTAAACTCAAGCCAACTGCCAGGTCCCTGAGCAGCTAATTGGGCCAAATAATTCCGTTGCTCTACCTCAGCCTGCCTGCGAGTCTCTTCCTGCTGCCAAGCAAACCGCTCTCTCTCAAACCCCATTTGCTCATAAAATTCTTGCTGCTGCCACTTTAATTCCTGCTCGGAAATATCCCTCTGCCAAGCTTCTCGTTGGGTCTGCGCTTCAAGTTCCTGTCTGGCTAGTCCTAATTGCTCTTCCTGCCAGGCGGTGAGCTGACCATCCTGTGCCATCCTCCACTCTAGTTCTTGCGCATCTAATTCATATCGTTTTTGGTCTAACTCATACGACCTGGCCCCCTCTTCTTCCCTGAGCCGTAATGCTTCCTTTTCATATTCTGACATTACTCCGGGCAGACCGTATTTTTCCTTCTCCCAAGCCAACTGCTGCTCAAATTGCCTGTCATCAGCTTCTAACTGCTGCCAAGCTAATTCTAGTTGTTCCTCTTGGGCTTCGGTAAGTTTTCCTGCTTGCTGCTGCTCCCACAAAGCCTGTTGCTCTCTAAGGTTTTGTTGCCGAAGTTGAAGCTCGTAATCTTTTTGAGCAAAGTCGAGTTGTGCTTGCTCCACTATCGATAATTCATCTATTGTTGCACCTTTAAGATAATCAGACCTTACCTCCCAAGCATAACCTCCATATGTGGTTGCTGTTGGACGAACATAAACCGGATAAGCCCAATCAGGCCACTCTGACGCAGGTGGCATAGAAGTCATTAAGCCTTCCGATTGCCACTCTTCCAATGGGGGCAAGCCCCCCGTTGGCGTGGGTAGGCCCGGTGTCGGTTGACCTGGTGCTGGTTGCCCAAGCATAAGCCATTGCTGATAGTAGCGGTGGTAATAAATATCTGGTGTATTATTCGGTGGCGCAAGATTGGGATAGACACCAGCAAACCAAGCTAAGAAACGCTGATAAACGGTTGCATCTAGGGCTGGGTATTGAGGATATTGAGGGTATTGGGGATAAGGTGGGGGAAGTACGGGCATAGGTAGCTCTACCTCTTCCTCCCTTTCCCCCCAGGAGGGTTCTGGTGCTGTGGGTTCATAACGAGGGCCAGGTAAGTGTTCGTAATATTGACCTGTCTCTGGGTCTATCGGCATCTCACGTCTCCTTTAAGCGGTCGAGGTCTTCAATTTCCTTTTTGGCAATAAAGTCGTCTATTTTTCCCTGACCGTAAATCTGATATAAAGATAAAATATCTTGCTCTGTCCAGTTGCGATGATAACCTGGATCAAAGTAAGGTTTGCCGATAAGTTTTTCGGGGCTGCCAACATCAGCCAAAACCTCAACGTCTTCCTCGATAACTTCATCAAGGGCCTTCAAGTCCTCGGCTATAACCTCTTTTAACGCCTGAGTAAATAGGGTGTCCTTCATCTAGCACCACCCCCACCCATACCTTGTGTTGGGCTAATTGGTGTTTGGCTTCTTTGCTGTGCCATACTAAGTTGCATTTCTTCGCCTGAACCAGGGGCAGCTCTTTCAGGGATTGGGGGCGCCAATCGTCGCCCTGGTTGTCTAGGGGTTTCCGTCCCCGCTTGCCCCACAATGGGCATTATTGCCTCAGCACCTTGTCGCTTAGAGATAGCCTTGGCGAATTCACCTGCCGCATATTGTTGCTTTATTTCTATATAAGCGGGTAGTTGCCTTATCATTTCCTTCTCTTCTTGAAGCTCTAATGCCATTGGGTCAACATTGGACATCTGTTGCCTTGCCCATTTCTTGGGTACGATACCAGAGGCAACCAGTCGTTCTAAGTCGTCGTGCCTTCTGTATTCGTCTTCCTCGGAGATAGGCGCAAACTCTACATAACAGGTGAAGGGCTCTCGCATCTTGTCTTTATCTATAACAACATCAAACTCATCACTAGGCGTTCTTGACCACAGCCTGACGCTGCCAGGAATTACATTTTTCATAAGTGTGGCACAGTTAGTTAAAATCTTGGCTGTGCCATTCTTGAAGGCATCCTCACTATAGCGATACCGAGCACCTGCCTCAGCGGTCATAAGCCGTTGATGGGCGGCAGCACGGACGCCAGGTTCGGGAAGCCCCCTCAACGACCGTGGTGCCGCATGAGCATCTATAGCATAAGTGGTGCGGTAAAAGTGTTCCGCCAGTGCCGCAGGAGTTATCTGCGGTGTCTGAAATTTAATTGTTGTGCCTGGAGGTAGTCTATTGGGTTGGCCGTACATTTGGTCAATACTCATCACCTCGGCGGCACGGTCTCCCTCAACGGTATACCAAGGCCATGCTTCTCGACCTAAAACAATGTCCTCTATTGAATAATCCCTTGACTGGCTAATAAGAACATCGAACATATACCTTAAAAGACCGACATATCTCATTTCGGGCTTGTTTTCATACGATATATTGCCTAATCCTGAATCAATCAGAACATAAGGAATAAAGCCGTAATTATGCTTAACAACACCACCCTTGAGAATGGGTTCACCGTCAACTAGTTCGCATCGGTAATCAGCATCCCAGTATGAAAGCAACTCAACTTCTTCGTGTGGTTTCTTTCCCTTCGGATTATTCCAGTGGGGCCATCGCTTAGATATATCTAGGCAGAGCCTTTCGTGTCTTTCAAAAATAAACATCCTGCCCCCATAGCTGGGATCAGGGAGGATGCATCTAGGATGAACGGCTTGTATTACAATGGGGAGAGACTGATAACCTCTCGTTGCCCGCCATTCATCAACGCGCTCGCTATATGCTTCTTCGGATTCGCCCCTTTTCTGGTCGGGCTTGCTCGGCCACCTATCGGCATCGTAGATGGTTTTGCACACTCCCAAACCATGCAGGGCATAATGTTTGGCCAGTACCCTCCAAGGCGAAATATCGGACTCAACATTGGTTCGATGTATCAAGCCGAGATAGAATTTCCGCATCATCTCGGCCTCCTCAGCGGAGATATTGGAGGTGCCCTTTCGGTTGGCAAACACCCTAGCATTACTGATGTCTATATGGTCAACGAAGGTGTCAACCATGTCTCGGGCGGTGGGCAGAACGATGCCCTCGTTCTCGAATTCTTTGGGCAACCCTAACAGTTCCTTGAAATTTAACTCGTAATATTGTTCGTCTTTATCCCATTTGCCGAAAACTGGTTCGCAAAACTTTAGGCATTTGGGAAAGAGTTCATCTCTTATTTCTTCAAGGGTCAGTTCGCCTTTCTTCATCTAACCTCCTGATAAACAGAAGGCCGACCCAAAGTCGGCCTTCTCATTACCTAATTTATAGGGTTTATCGCCTTCTAAAATGCAAAGCTAACCCCGTTTGAGATAATACGGACAGTCCTTAAACTGTTCACTAAGGCAATACTCTTTTGCGTGTTCATTATCTATCACGGGATTTTCGTCAAGCCCACTCTTAGCATCGCAACCGATATGCTTATGCTCTATATATTCGCAATCAATCACACAGAATAGGGAACAGCAAATATTAACCTCATCAGCCACTTCTAACCCCTCCTTCTAAAATGCAACCCTTCTATTGGTTTAAGATTCCAAGGCTCAGTTCTGACTTCACCCTTCTTTGCCCAGCAGATACCAAGGGCGATAGCGTAGTCATCGTGTTTATTCAATGCCGTCTCAAATTTACCGTTCTTTACATTGCGAACTATATGGTAAAATTCTCTCAACCCGTCGCTGTTGAATATGGTTATCTGGTGGTTGTTGATTGCTGTACATAGACCAGCAAAAAGGTCAGTCCGTGTCCCTTTAATGCCAGTTGGCGTACCATAGCCAAGGGTATTGAAACCAATCTTAGTTTTCTTTTCATCTTGATAGCCAAAATTCGTATAACCCAATCGCTGGGCGGCAGCTATCGTTATTCCGCCACAACTGTTGCATTCTGGATACCATAGGGGGTTGTGATAAAACTTTAGTAACTCGACGCTGTGAAACGCCAACTCCTCTGGCGAAATCCTATTATTCATAATATCGGCTACAACTGCCCCAGTTCTAACATTCATAACAGCGGTAACACTATTATCCTTGCCTGTCCCAAGACTAGTATCAGTTCCAGCAATGTAATATTCTCCAAGATGGAAGGGCTGATAGATATGGACGACTTTAGGGTCTAGTGTGGCGGGAAGCCCTTCTCTTATGGGATTTTTAACATCCTCCATCATTTCTTCCAAAACCTTGCCATCAAAAGCCGACAGGGCACTTATTGGGCTGAGGGCTTCCTGAATGGTGGCCGGGTAATTCTTCTGCATATATAATTCGGGGGTTAAGCCCTGTAATTCTTGAGCTGTCAAATTCCCCATTGTACGCCTATACCAGTCCTTATCCCTATCAGGGCGGGCATACCAAGGAATAAATATGGGAAAGAACTCATTTTGCTTCTTAAGTGCCGCCTCAAAGATTTGCTTGGGTAGGCTTTCGGGATTCCAGGGGTTGCGGGTAAAGACGCTAATAAGTTGCCCCCCACAGGAATCAATCGTTGGTTTGGCATGAAAGAAACTCTGGTGGGCATACCTATGGGCATCGTGCTCATCGTAAGTAAGGGCCGATAGCGTATAGCCCACAAGTGCCGTTTCCGTCGATGCCCTCGCCTTAATGAAGGAGGACATACTAGGGAAGCCCATATGTTCTGTGCTGCTTGGGCTAAGTTCTTCCTTAAGAAAGTCAGGTAAATATTGGTGTATTCGATAACCCTTAGCCAAGAATTCGGCGGCGGCATCTTCGCCCTCTGAGAACACAGCGCTTTGGAACCCAAGTTGGCTTTTCGCTCGCCACAGTTTATAAGTGGCAATAGTGGTAGAAACAAAGGTTTGACGAGCTTTCAGGATAGACAGGTATCTCTCTGTCAAAAGGCGGTATATAAGTTGTAGAATATACGGTGGTGTGGAGAATGGTATAAGACCGCCAGGATTATCCTGCGTCGGCGTCCCTAGAATCCTCACCCACTTCAGAAACCGGGTGAAAACCCTTTTGCAAAGCACCTTCTCCTGGGCAATAAGACCAGCCTCTTCTTCGGTCAGTTCATTCAGTTCTTTGTAAGCGCATAAGGCTACTTTCCGGTCAAATTCAGTGTTGTCCATCTTTAATTAAGGGTTCAACTTTCGTGTAGCCAAGATTTATTAGGGCAGGGAGTGGGATAATTACAGATGTTCCACCCTCTGCTATTGCTAGGCTAGCCCTTTCTGGCAACTCCCCATCCACCTTTATCACTACACCTTGAGAGTGGAGACCCTTCAAAATTCTGTCTGTAAATTCATATTGCTCAACTGAGATTTTATACTTGAGGGTAGAATGGTCAAGAAATCCCCTGTCATCCCTAATGGCAATTCTCCGCGCTACCTCTTCCCTCATCTCTTCTCGCTTAGTCATATACCCCCCTTATGTAAAGCTAAATACTGAAATATGATAAATAATTCTCTGGCACCTCACCAAATCTATAACCCCGATTCGCCTGCCCCATCCCACTTCCCACTCGGTTGGTTATCGTAGTCGGTGCGAGGGTGGGTTCCTTATATCACTCCAAGGACATCAAGCCACGCTAAACAGAACAGCACTGCCAAAAACCAGCCGTATAAACCGGCCTCCAAGCGCATATTAGCCTCCTCCATGGTTCGTATAATAGTTATTGTGGCAATTAGTTCACCCTGCGGGGCTTAGCTTACTTCCTGTCCCTTCTGGTTTCGGCAGTGCTTCTGGGACTATATTAGCACCGTAACCCCGCAAGGCGCATCGCAACGTATCGTATCTAGTGGTTCGCACAACATATATTATGACAAGCTAGGCTCAATAATCGGGTATCGGTTGCCCTTCAGCATCCAGTTTGGGTGTAACATGAGGGTGTAACAACCTATCCTTTAGCCTCAACCGCTTCGCCCTCATATGCCGCCGGTGCCAGTTCCTGTCCTTGTTCCTGTCCCTGTAAGGCATGGTTTTCCTCTACTGAAGCGAGGGGACTGAGCAATCTCCCTTGATCAGCCAACGCCAACTCCAGATTCTGCGTCATCTCAGCTAATCGTTCCGGGGTTACCTCATCTACACCCCTTCTTAGGATTATGTCCTGTCCGCTCTTGGGCCTTCCGTATTTATATGCCAGTAAATCCGAGCAGCAATCGCGCTTAACCCGTTCATCTGTGGCGGTTTTGGCTAAATCCACCAGAATATCCACGAGTTCCGGCTCCTCTCTCTCTATCCTTTCCATAAGCAAGGTAGAGATAGACTTCTTGGGGCCGCCCTTGTGCCTCTTTCGTAGCTGGCACAGTTTTGCGCCCTTTAGCAAATGCCCTTTGTTATCCCTTTTGATACTCTCGCTAACTAAAGGCACGAACCCAGTGCTTCGCCCCAGCATATCGTTGTTGCTCGTCTGTTTATCTTCTAACATATTCACCTAAACAAACTGCAGTAAAAGGAAGGAGAGAAATCCTAATCCACAGGTGAAGCCACTAAACCACCATTGTATAGAATCCTTCATTTAAACCCCTTAACACTGTTACTTATATTCCTTATTTAATACACAGGCACAGCCCGAGGCTGTTGAGATACTACCCTAAATCAAAAGCAGTGCCTTCGCTTACACAAAATGGACAGTGCCAAACGGAATCCACCGTGTAACCGCACTCCTCATACATTGTTACTAAATCTTCTAGCGTCATCTAAACTCCTATGAAATAATGAGCAAATTAAAGAAAACAAGAGCTTTTATCGTTCCCTTGTTGCGCCAACTCCCCCCAATCCCCTTGACAATAATGCGTGTGTGTGGTAATATGAGGGTAAAAGGAGGTGCAAAATGCTAATTTATCAATGGTCGGGGAACGGCTACGGTTTTATGGCAGGAGTCACAGAATACTTATATATGGCTGAAACCCTAGAAGACTTTATTGACG